TGGGAGGCTGATAATGATGCTCTGCATTGGGAAGATAATACTAAAGCTACTTTTGGTGCTAGCAATGACCTACAAATTTATCACTCAAGCGATATAAGTAGAATTAGAAATACAAATGATAGTGGAACTTTAAAAATACAGGCAACATCAAATGGAGAAAATGCTATTAATATTGTTCCAAATGGTACTACTGAATTATATTTTGACGGAACTAAAAAGTTTGAGACAACTTCAACTGGGGTAGAGGTCACTGGCACAATTAATACTGACGGTTTAGCTGTAAATAAAGCTGTTAACGATACTGATTTTACTAATGATAATCTTCCTGGCAGTACAAGCGGTTTATATGTAGCTAATAGTCAACAAGCTAATGGAGTATGGTCTGCTTTAACAGCAATGGCCTACAATGATATTACCAATAATCAAAGTGCTTCTTTTATTGTTAAAAGTGTTGATGGCTCAACAACAACTCCAGAAGTTTATATCACACAAAGAAATGTTAATTCACAAAGAACAGCTATAAAAATTCCAAATGATGGAAGTGTTGATATTAACTATGCTGGTTCAACAAAACTTTCTACCAGTAGTTCGGGAATATCAGTTACAGGCAATATAGCGGTATCAGGCACAGTAGATGGTGTAGATGTAGCTGCTCTTAGTGCATCAGTTAGTGGTTTCTTATCAAATATTGTTGAGGACACATCACCACAACTAGGCGGTACTTTAGACGCTAATGGACAGGTTATAAGTTTTCCTGATTCTAATGGAAGCACTAATCAGGCAAGATTTGGAACTGGAAATGATCTAAAAATTTATCATCAAAGCAATAGTAGTTACATACTTAATTCTACTGGAAATCTAAATATAGCTAGTAATAACGAGGTAAGAATTAAGGGTGGAGATGATGCTGCTGAACACATGGGCAGATTTATAGATAATGGAGCAGT